CAAGAGAGCCCAGCAGCTGCTGGACGATCCCCTTCTAAAGACAGCATTTGAAGATCTCTTAGAAATTTATAGACAAGAGATTTTTAATACATCTTTCGCAGATGATGACAAACGAAGAAACCTTTGGGTAGCCTTTAATATGGTAGATAAAATCCGAGGGCATTTGCTTAGTGTCATGTCTAGTGGAAAACTAGCTCAAGCAGATCTTGAGAATCTAAATAAACGAAGTTAATCTAACGAAACTTCAAATTCGTCAACCATGAAAGGAACGATATGGCAGAAGAAAATATACAAGGTGCAGCAGAAAAAATTTCAGGATTACTGAATCCCAAAGAGGACAATCAAGTTCCAGAAACTAATACTGAACCTTCAGAATCAACTCCTGAGAAACAGGAAGTTCAAGAGAGTCAATCTGAGTCGAATGAAACTCCAGAACAAGAATCTGAAAATACTGAGACAACAGAAGAAACACCAACAGAATTAGAGACACCAGAGCTCCACCGAGTTAAAGTAAGTGGTCAAGAGCTTGAGGTGAGCCTCGATGAACTGAAGGCAGGATATTCTAGAGACTCGGATTATAGACAAAAAACTCATACTTTAGGAATGGAAAAGAGAGATCTTGAAACTCAAAAGAATAGTTTGCGTCAAACTTACGATAATCGTTTATCAGAACTAAACGATCTAATTTCGACAGCTGATCAATTTGTACAACAAAAACAAGGTGGACAAGATCTTGCTAAGTTATATCAAGAAGATCCAACTGAAGCTGCTAGACTTGACTTTCAATTAAGACAAGAAAAGCAACACATTGACTCTTTAAAAGATAAAGCAAGAATAGCTCAAACTAAACAGTATGAAACTTACCTTGAAACACAAAAAGAATTAGCTGCAACAAAAATACCAGAGTTTAGCGATCCAAATAAAGCTGACTCTTTTAAACTTAATATGCGTAATTCATTACGTAATTATGGTTTTAATGACCAAGAGATAGGTAGCCTTGCAGACCATAGATTTTTAATGGTAGCAAAAGATGCTATGAGTTTTCAGTCTCAAAAAGACAAGAGACCTATAGTTTCTAAAAAGGTTGCTAATGCTCCTAAAGTTTTAAAAGCTGGTGTTGCTAGATCGAATATTAGTTCAGGTAGAGAGGAAGTAAGAAATAAAATCAAGACGCTAAGAAAGACTGGTCATATAAGAGATGCTCAGTCAGCAATAGCAGATATGATTAATCTTAAATCTCAACAAAGGAAATAATACAATGGCACAACCAACTAACACGTTTGATACGTATGATTCAGTCGGTGAAAGAGAAGATCTTTCTGACGTTATCTACAGTATCTCACCAACAGATACGCCTTTCCTAAGTTCTGCAGCTAAAACAAAAGCAACTGCAGTTCTTCACGAATGGCAAACAGACTCACTTGCATCAGCAGTAACTAACAATGCTGTTATTGAAGGTGACGAAGCAACTTTAGATGCATCAACTGCAACTACTAGACTTTCTAACAGTACACAAATTATGGATAAAACTGTAGTTATTACTGGTACTCAAGAATCTGTAGACAAAGCAGGTAGAGCATCTGAGATCGCTTATCAAATAGCTAAAAAAGCTAAAGAGTTAAAAAGAGATATGGAAAGTACTATTACTTCTAACAATGCAGAAGTAACAGGTGGTTCAAGTACTGCACGTCAATTAGGTGCACTTGGATCTTGGGTTGTTACTAATGATGACCTAGCATCTGATGGTGCTTCTGGTGCAGGTGCAGGAAATGCAGCTCACACAAATGGTACTCAAAGAGCTTTCACAGAGTCTCAATTAAAATCAGTAATTAAGTCAGTATGGAATGCTGGTGGGGATCCTTCTATGATTATGGTAGGCCCTTTCAACAAACAAAAATTATCAGGATTTACTGGTAATAGTACTAGATTTGATGCTGGTGCAGACGCTACTTTATACACATCAGTTGACGTATACGCATCTGACTTCGGTCAATTGCAAGTAGTACCTAACAGATTCTCTAGAGATAGAGAAGCTTATGTACTTGATATGGAATACTGGGGTATTGCTTTCTTAAGAGACTTTTCTATGCATGAACTTGCTAAGACTGGTGACTCTGAAAAAAGACAACTTTTAGTAGAAGCTACTCTTGAATCAAGAAATGAAGGTGCAAGTGGTGGAGTTTTTGATCTAACTACTTCATAATAATTATAACTGTTTGGGGGAGTAACCTTTTAATCTGCTCCCCCAGCAGATTCTAACAATGAAGATCTGAGAGAGGGTTAAGATCGGAACATTTAAGGAACACAATGAGAACATTAAACGACTATTTTTTAACTTCAACTATTGCTGATATTAGTACAGCATCATCTACTTTTGTAGCTGTACCAGATAATGGAAAAATTATTAAAATTATAACTGCACTTCAAGGTGCAATTACTTCTGCAAATGCAGGAATATCTTTTGAAATTGGTGGAACTGCAGTAACTGGTGGTGGCATAACTGTTGCACACTCTGGTTCAGCAGCAGGAACTGTAGACACAGCAGAACCTACGGCAGCTAATGACGTTTTAGAAGATGGAACAATAGAAATGATTACTGATGGAGCATCAAGTGGTGCTAAAAAATTAGTAGTAACATTTGTAATAAGAAGATAATTAATTATGGGGATGGCAACATCCCCAAAACAAATAAGGAACAAAACATGAACTATGGATTAAGACATGGAACTGTATTAAAACTAACTTCTGGAAGTTCATCTTCTGCAAGTTCAGCTTTTACAGATGGTACAGAATATGTAAGAGTAGTAAGCACTATTGCTTGTCATATACACGTTGCTGTATCACCAACAGCTACTACAAGTACTACACTATTACCAGCTAATGAAGTTGAAACTATTAAAGTATCAGCTGGAGAAAAAATTGCAGTACTAAGAATTGGTGGATCTGATGGAGAATTATACGTTACAGAATTAACTGAATAATTTATGGGTAAAGTAAGATCAATTGAATATGATGCTGGAATAAAAACTAAATACATCCAAGAGTCTGATGGTCAATTAACTATTAATAACTCTCAAGATGTAAACCCTTTATTAAAAAGAAATAAAGCATTATATAATCACGACTCTGGTTATATTTCTGGTGCTAAAGAAATGAAAAGAGTGGCAAGTATACCACCTTTAATACTTTCTATATGGGCTAAAGAATATAATGGAACTAATAACTGGTTTCAATTAACCTAAAGATATAACAAAGAAAAATTATGAGAACTAAACTTAATAGTAATGAGTTTAGATATTTTAGAACAGCTGAAGGAAATTTATAATGGCATTATCAACATTTTCAGGATTAAAAACATCTATAGCAGATTGGTTAAATAGATCTGATTTGACAAATCAAATTGCAGATTTTATTGCACTAACTGAAGCTGATTTTAATGCTAAACTAAGAATACGACAAATGGAACAAATAGATACTATTACTATAGATTCTGAAACAGAATCTGTTCCTACTGGTTTTATTGCAGTAAGATCTTTATATATATTATCTGCTAGTACTAAATATGTTTTAGAATACATCACTCCACATAATATGTTTGAGATTAAAGCTGGATCAACAACTGCTAGACCTAGAGTCTATACAATTGAAAGTGATAATGAAACAGAAATTTTACGTTTTGGCCCTGCCCCTGATACTGCTTATACTGGGTACTTATCATATTATAAAAGTTTTGGAGCTCTTAGCGATACTAATACAACAAATTACATTTTAAATAATCATCCAGGAATATACTTGTATGGTTCATTATACCATGCAGCAAACTTCTTAGGTGGTATAGATCCTAACCAAGTACAACAATGGTTACAGATGTATATATCTGCTTTAGAAAGATGTGAAAATAATGACAAACAAGATTCATATGGTGGAGCACCAGTAACACAAAGAACAGACGTACAAACAGATTTATCATTTTATAGGGCTAGATAATGCAAATACCTTTTGGAGAATGGCTACCTGATCAACCAGAACATGGAATGAAAGGTGCTAACGTAGCAACTAATGTTTATCATGCTTTGGGATCTTACAAAAGATTCCCATCATTAGTATCATATTCAGGTACATCAACAACTACTAAAGATGCTCATGGTTCAGGTTCATTTAGAGATAACTCTAATGTTGTATATAATTTTGCAGCAACTAAAACAGATATATATCAATTAACATCAGGAGCATTTTACCTCTACGTAAAGGAAGTTTAAATGGCGATGATGATGTATTTTTTTACATTTACACTAATTTGGTCAATATGTAATTGACAAGTAATGGAGTTGATGCAGCTCAATTTTATTTAATGGGAACATCAACTAATTTTGCTGATCTTACTTCAATTCAAACAGCAGGTACTTGTCCTTTGTTTAGAGTTTCAGGAGTAGTTCGAGATTTTTTAGTAACAGGTAATATAGCTAATGCCACTAATAGAATACAATGGTCTGGTATTAATGATATTACTACATGGTCAGGTAAACAATCTGATTTTCAAGATTTACCAGGATCTGGTGGACAAGTAGTTCATATTACGTCTGGAGAGGTTGGATATGTATTTAGACAAAACCAAATAGTTCGTATGGACTATGTTGGTGGAGCAGTTGTATTTAGACTATCTGTAATTTCTCCAAATAGAGGAGCTGTTTATGGAAGAACAGTATGTCAAGATAATAGACGTGTATTTTTTTATGCTGATGATGGTTTTTACGAAATTCAAGGAGATACTGTAGCACCTATTGGAGTAGAAAAAGTTAATAGATTTTTTGATCTTAATTTAAACAAAGCATTTTCTGACAGAATAGTAGCAGCAACAGATCCATTTAATAACTTAGCTATGTGGTTATACCCATCTATTAATAATGTAACTAATACTACAGGTACTTGTGATCGTATGATTATATATAATTATGCTACAAAAAAATGGTCTTTAGCAGAAGTTAATGCTAGTCAAATATTTCCACAATTTGTAGGAGCATATACAGTAGAACTAATGGATATTATATCTACAAATCTTGAAAATATTAATGCTGCATTAGATACAGATTATTGGAATGGTGGACAAATGTTTTTAGGTGGAATAGATTCAGATTTTAAAGCTGCAATCTTTTCAGGAAACGCTAATCAATGTGAAATTGAAACAGCAGAAATTGAAGGATTTCCTGGTGCTAGAACTAACATTCAAGGAATTAGACCAATAGTAGATGCAGAAGCAACAGTTACTGTAAAAACTAGAGAAAGATTAGCAGACACAGAAACAGAATCTAGTTCATCTTCTATGGTAAATAGTGGTATCAATCCTGTTAGACAATCAGGAAGATATATAAGAGCTAATGTTAAAATAGCTTCTGGTACAGATTTTAATCATGCACAAGGTGTAGATCTTGTTGCATCAAAAGCAGGATATAGATAATGGCAGATACAATAGATATTGATAATGTTAGATATTCATTTGAAACACAAGAATATTTTCAAAGACAATTAGAAGAAGCAGTAAATACATTAGTAAATAAAAATAATACTGAAAGCGATAAAGCATTCAGTTGGTTTATGAATTAGGAGAATTATGGCAGGAACATTTTTAGGAAAATACGATACAACATCAGCAAATAACACAGCTACAGGAACTAATTCAGTTTCAGTTGCTGAAGGAATGTTACCATCTAATATTAATAATGCTTTCAGAAGTGTTATGGCAGATATTAGACAACATTATAATGCAGCTGAATGGATTGAATATGGTGATGGTGCAGGTACTTATACAGCTACTTATGCATCAAGCACATCATTTACAATTGATGGAGCAAATGTTACAGCTATTTATCATGCTGGACGTAGAGTTAAAGTTGTAGCATCAACACCAGGCACAATATATGGTACTGTATCTAGTACATCTTTTTCAACAAATACTACAGTTAATGTTACTTGGGATTCAGGAAATTTATCTAATGAAGCTATTACAAGTGTACATATTGGTGTATTAGCTAAAACAAATAATTCAATACCTACTGGTGTTATAGCAGCAGGTAATATAGCTGATGGAGCTATTAGTACTGCTAAACTAGCAGCAGACGCTGTAACAGGAGCAAAGATTGCAGA